ATAATTAATATATGTATTCTTAGTTGTTATTACTTTATTCCCTTTTTTGATGTCACAAAGATAAAGAGAACTTTATTAAAAACAACAATTTTGATAAAGTTTAGTTTATTGGTTAGTAATATTTAACAAAGCAGACTTTATCAACATTAGGTTTTATGATAAAGTTTGCATTACTTTGCAGAGTAATCAAAATAAAGTTTAGTTTATGGCATTAAAAATAAAAGAAATAATGAGCGAGCGGAGCATCACATCTGCGTGTCTCGCTGACAAAGTAGGCATCTCAAAGGTTGCAGTGAGTAATATCGTAACCGGTAAATCGTCACCATCTCTGGATAACCTTATAAAAATAGCCGGTGCTCTTAATGTATCTATAACTGACCTAATAGGGGAAGAGAAAAAAGAAAATAACACTATTATCTGTCCTCATTGCGGTGAAGAAATCCATATAAAAGTAGAATAATCCATTCTTTTATTTAGAGCTACCTCTATATCATCTATATGTATATGCAAGAATTACGAATTAAAGAAGTTATGCAAGAGAAAGGTATAACGCAAAAGAGATTAGCGGAGCAAATGGGAGTTGCAGAAATTAGTCTTTCACGCTCCCTTAGAGGAAATCCAACATTAGAAACGTTATCTAAAATAGCCGAAGCGCTTGAGGTTGATATAGTGGATTTATTTGAACGTAAAAAAGAGGAAGGAAACACCATGATCTGCCCAAAATGCGGTTCTAAATTCAAATTAATCGAGTAAAATTTGCTTTTTGTGTGTTTGTATGTTGTTTTGTTGCATTATTGCTTTTCTTGTTTTATATTTGTGGCGTTTATTATAATATACTTTTAATATGGATATAAAAAGCATTGTTAAAGAAAAAGGCTACACAATACAAGATGTAGCAAAGAAGATGGGGGTTAACAGGGTTACTCTTACTCTAACTTTACAAGGAAATCCAACCTATAAAAAGCTGAAGGAAATAGCAGATGCTATAGATTGTGATATAGTTGATTTCTTCCGTGATGAAGTTTCAAATTTGAGTACACATCAAATAAAAGAGGAAGAACTTACCGCCCTAATCCAGCATAAAGGAGACTTCTATAAAGCCACCACAATAGCTGAACTAGAAAAAATAGTGGCTGAAATAAAAGAAAAATAGGCTTTATCAGTGAAAATTGTGTTATTTATTTGTTGAAATTATTTTTAAGGCATACCTTTGCCAAATAATTATAAAACATTTAAATACACACAGCAATGAAGAGGATTTTATTTTTATTATTAACGGTTACATTATCGGTTTCATTACAAGCACAAGTGATGAGGGCGGAAGAGCTTGAAAAGTATGCTAAAGAGAGATATGGAGAAAAGTGGACTGAGGCTGCTGAAAATTTGTCTAAAGAATTGGTTTTAGATAAAAATTTATCATTAACATACGAGCAAATTATAGACTGTGGTGACCAAACGAAAGAGCAGTTGTATGTTATTTTAAACCATTGGGTTACAGCATCTTTTAATGATGCTAATTCGGTTATAAAATTAAATGATAAAGAATTGGGGTCTATTATAGCTGAAGGGTATGTTGGTAACATTGCTGAACATATTGGTGGAATGAGTCGTTATAAAGTAAGTATGACCCCTATTATTAAAATAGATATCAAAGATAAAAAGATACGTGTAACATATACTCTTCAATATTACAATGTAGAGAAGGTTATAGGCGGTGGATTTATATCTGCTTTTTCTGATGGTTCTCAAAGACCACAATTGAATATTGAAAAATGGGGGCTTGAAACTTGTTATCCTTTCTCAAAAAAAGATCAGCATAAGGCGAAGCAGACATCATCAAAAGCTTTGGTTATGGCTCACGCTTATTCTAACGTAATTATGGATAAGATAGAAGAAGCTGTAAAACATGGTTTGATTGGAAATGAAAATGACGATTGGTAATCAGTTTTGTAGTCCACCTCCCTAACCAGTCTTCGCCCGCCGGAAGGTGGGCGTTTTTTTGTTTCTGAATACTTCCTTCTATCTTCTAGTTCCCCTTATTTCCTTTTAAAAGTGTTAAATAATACATTCAACAATAAATTTGTTACCCTTTTGTTTGTTTATCAGTAACGAATACGTTACTTTTGTTTTGAATTTAAAAGCTCATTGAAATTATGAAAGTATCAGAATTAGTAAGGATGCTAATGAAAGCCGGTTGTTTCATACATCGTCATGGAGCCAATCATGATATATGGTATAGTCCGATAACCAAACAGACTTTTCCAGTACCAAGACATGAGAGCCAAGAAATGAGAGACGGCACATTAAAGAGCATTAAGAAGATGGCGGGGATTTAATCCCTGCCGTTTACTTACTAAATTGAGAAAACATATTTCAATGGCTTTTAAATTTCAAATCAAAAACAAAGAGTTATGAAGATACTTGCTATTATTGAAAAAGGGACAGATGGTTTATACTCCATCTATTCAGATGATATGCTGCTTAATCATGGATTAGGCGGTTATGGTTCAAGCGTGGAAGAGGCAAAAGCTGACTTTATGGAAAGTATTAAAGAAGCAAAGGGAATGATAACAGAAGAAAGTATCCCCCTTCCTAATGAAATGGAATATATAGATGTAACTTTTAAGTACGATCTTCAATCTTTCTTTAATTACTTTGATTGGATTAATGTGAGCCAGTTTGCTAAAAAAGCTGGAATCAATGAGTCTAAAATGCGCCAATATAAAAACGGACTGGCATTTGCCGGGGAGTCAACAACAAAGAAGATTCTCGACACTATAAAGAATATCGGAGCAGAGTTACAATCTGCTACTTTATAAATTCAAAGCTTTTAAATTCAAAAGAGGAGCCGTGAACCAATAAAGGGACGCGGCTTTCTCGCATTACTTCACCTTTATTTTTACCAACATCTCTCTCTTATTCTTATTCATTCTAAATAGCTTGTAAATTTCCTCAAATCTTCCTATATTTGTGCGGAAACCGTGTCAAGTGGCCCGGTACTTAATTCGAACGTTATGGCAAATGAATTAAAAATCACGGATGTAGTCGATCAAAAAGCTTTTGATCAGTTGCGAAACTTTAAGGCGGAATTAAACGAGAATTATTCAATTTATAAGAAGCTTGCTTTAGAATTAGCCGGTGGAGTTAAAATCAATCCTAAAACATTCCAAGAATTATCTGACAAATCGATTCTTTATAATAAAACACTAAATGATCTTATTGTTACTCAGAATAGAATGGCTGCTATTCAGGAAAAATACAATAAGACTTTGGAGGATTATGGGAATAAGATAAATAAATTACTGACTCTTAATACCCTTCCTAAGCAATTTGACGATTTAGTTAAAGGGATAAATAAGATATCTAGCTCTCTAGATACGCTTTCTTCTAAATTTCAGAACACTTCTTCTGCCCAAAGTTCGGCATCTCAGGCAAATCAATCGTATACCCAATCTACTAATCAATTAAATCAGGCGATAGCGACTACTGAGATCAGATATGCTGAAATTGTAGATAATATATTAGCTTATGATAATAATGTTACTAAATTGACGGCAGATACCATTCAGAACAAGATTAGAATAAAGGAATTAGGAGATGAACTCAAACGATTGGATAAGGAATATAAGAATGGGAATATCAGCTTAACTGATTATCTGAATAAATCTGCATTACTAAAGCAGCGTCAAACGGAGCTTTCGGAGCAAAACAAGCAGTATTCAAACTTAATGAGAAATCATGCTGCTGTTATTATTTCCGCATCTAGCAGCTACAACGAAATGAATGCTGCGGTATTGGCTCTTGAAAAACGGCTGAAATCTATGTCTAAAGATTCATTTTTAGGTTCTGAAGGGCAAAAGACATTGCAGCAAATACAGACGCTGAAGAATGAATTAAAAAGCATGGATGCCCAAATGGGAAATTATCAACGCAATGTTGGTAATTATGCTTCGCATTGGAATGGTTTAGGTATGTCTGTTCAACAAGTCGCAAGAGAACTTCCATCTCTTGCAGTTGGTTGGAATACGTTTTTCCTTGCAATATCTAATAATCTTCCGATTTTAGCAGATGAGATTAAAAAGGCAAATGCTGAATTTAAAGCAATGCGGGAATCTGGAATAAAGGGAATACCTGTTTGGAAACAGTTGACTGGGGCTATCTTTAATTGGCAGACAGCATTAGTGATAGGGATAACTTTGCTTTCTGTATATGGAAAAGATTTGGTAAATTGGATTAGTGGATTAGGTAGAGCTAAAAAAAATCTTGATAGTGCGACGATAGCACAATTGGCTCTAAATAATGCTACTAAAGAAGGGATTAAAAACTCTATTAGTGAAACTAATAAGCTAAATATACTGTATAAAATGGCTAATGATACATCTAGATCAATGATAGAACGCAAACAAGCAGTAGATGAATTACAAGCTATTTATCCGGAATATTTTAAAAATTTGTCTGATGAGGCTATTATGACTGGGAGAGCTTCTGATGCATATAATATGGCTAAAAACAATATTATAGAGTTGTCTAAAGCAAAAGTAAAATTATCAGAAATAGATAAATTGTCAGTAAGGGCACAGGAGTTATCAATGCAAGCAGCTGGCAAATTATTAGAGTTGAGAAAAGCAGAAAAAGAACCTGATTATGTTGACCCTTATTCTGGAGAGATAATTAAAGCTGCGGATCGTGTTGGCAAATTGAGAGAAGAATATAATGGTATTACAGAAGAATTGAAAAATATTTACAAAGCCCAACAGTCTATTGTATCAACTATAAAAGTTTCAGATATTACAACTTCAGAAGATGATTTAGAAAAACAGAGGGAGCTTGAAAGATTAGCAAAAGAACAAGCTAAATATCAAGAAGACATTGCTAAACGTCTTTCCGAAACCCGTATTTCTCTTATAGATGATGAGTATGAAAAAGAAAGGCAGACAGCTCAAAAGAAGTATGAAGAAAATATAGCATCCATCAAAGGTAATTCGGAAGAAGAAAATGAATTGAGAAAGAATTACGAACAGATACTTCAGGATGAATTGTTGGCGATAGATAAGAATTACTTGGATAAAAAAGATGAAGAAGAAAGAAAAAGGATTGAAAGCATTATGAAATATGAGATGGATCGTAAAAAGAATGACTATGCCGCTAAATCCATTGATAATTCAAGAGATATGCAAAGAGATATTCGCGAACAGGCTACATTATATGAACAAGGCATAATCACTAAAAAGGAATACGAAAAGAGAAAGGCCCAAATAACGCAAGATTATGCGATAATAGAGACTGAGCGTACTATGGCACTTCTGCAAGAATTGATTAATGTACAAGGCATATCAGATGAAGAAAGATTAAGATTGAAAGAAGCCCTTGCCGAAGAGGAAATAAAGCTTATAGAAAAGGTTAGAGATGCCCACACTAAGGCAAGGGATGAAGAAAATGAAAGTGATAAAAAATATTGGGCAGATATTCAATCATCAATAGATAACCTGAAGAATGTTAGTGATGACGCAGTTGATGGGCTAGGCACGCTGTTTGGAGGAATAACAGAGCTAATCCTGAAGATGGTAAAAGATGGTAAATTGGGATTAGAAGATCTTTTGGCTAGTGCAGCCGCTATATCTGAAGGACTATCAACTATGGTTATAGGCATGTATGATCGGCAAATAGAAAAAATCGAAGAGCAACAGGAAAAGAATGAAGAAGCCGCAGAGGAAGAAAAGGGACGCATCGAGGACTTAGTGAATAGTGGAGTTATTTCTACGGAAGTAGGTGAGGCTCGGAAACGGGCCGCTGAACAAACGACAGCCGATAAAAATAAAGAACTGGAAAAGCAAAAAGCTGAAATCCAGCAAAAACAGGCTAAATGGGATAAGGCTAATTCTATCATACAGGCAACAATTGCAACATCCCTGGCGGTAACTAAAGCGTTGCCGAATTTTGTTATTGCCGCTATGGTTGCCGCAATGGGAGCTGCTCAAATAGCCATGATCGCAGCCCAGCCCATCCCGAAATACGCAAAGGGAACAAAGGATAAATCTCACCCGGGAGGTTTGGCTATTGTCGGTGATGGTGGCAAGCGAGAGGTTATTCTTACAGATAGCGGAGCTTATATCACCCCATCTGTCCCCACTTTGGTTGATATGCCTAAACATGCTGAGGTCATCCCAGATATAGTTGATTACAAAAAAATGGCTCTTCGCTCTGACGCAATGATGCTTGATAAGATGAGGCGTGACAAAGGAGATCCCGTCATAGTTAATGTAAATAATGACTACAGCAGACTGGAGAGACGGTTTGAGGACGTGTATGGAGAAAATCGGAAAATGGTTCGATATATGAAAAAAATGGCCCGTTCCGCAGAGTATCGTTATCTGGACAGTAGATTATAACTTATCATTATAAATAAATCATCGTGTGAAGGAGCACGTTACAGAATTATGGAAAACTTTAAAGAATTAATTCCTATCAGAGAAAACAATGGCAAAAGAGCCGTTAACGCACGTGACCTACATGCTTTTCTTGAAAGCAAAAGAGATTTTTCCAATTGGATTAAAGATAGGATTAAAGCCTATGATTTTATTGAAAATCAGGACTATCAGGTTTTCAACAATTTTGGCGAAAACCCAAAAGGTGGGCGCCCGTCAATTGATTATGCTATTTCAATCGGCATGGCAAAGGAATTGTCTATGATTGAGAATAACGAACGCGGCAAACAAGCTCGAAAGTACTTCATAGCCTGTGAAGAGCATAAACATGAGCTTTCTCGTAAAGAGCTTGCGCTTATGGTCATTCAGGCGGAAGAAGAGAAAGAGAGGCTTCAAATGGAAAATAAGCATACAAAAGCCTTGCTGGAACAGAAACAAGAACAACTGGATGAATCTAAAGAGTGGTTCTCTATTAAACGATACGCAAAAGAGAATGGTTTAAACTGGAGAAAAATAAATTGGCAGGCATTGAAAGCCTTGTCTTTCGAACATGGATATGATGTGAAAAAGATATTTGATGCCAACTATGGTCAAGTCAATATCTATCATATCGATATTTTTAATATGTACCTCTCACATTAAAATACCCATAATGCTATACAATGATTTAGACAAAATTCCCCTAGACATCTTTATTGACGTCTTTTTAGGAGAAAAGAGAAAACTCATAATAGACGGCAATCATTCAGAGGAAGAACTGGAATCACAGTCCTCAATGCTCATATCTGAATATATCGAAATTGTAGGTGGATCTTCTGTTTCTGGTGAAATCTTGAAAAAGAGTAATCTGATCAATCTTCATATAAAAGTTGAATGTATGAGGATTGCGGAACTGATGGCAAATCGGGGAGAATGGGATGAAGTGGTTAATATCTTAAGATCCTTTGGATATCAGCTATTCCCGTCTGAACATGAAAAAATTAGAAAGCGGATATCGGCTATAATGTCGCAGAGTCGTTATCTGATAGAGAGCTATAACAGCAAAAAGACGGAAGAGCAATCTTTCAAAATGGATAAAAATTACTTTGCCAGGGAAAGAGTTATGGTCATGGCTCATTTTGGAATGCAGATCCGCAAGAATGAGATTACGGCAAAAGAATATGCCTTTATGGTTAAGCGTATGTGTGACGATGTAAAATCAATAAAACGCAAGTAGCTATGTACTTTAGATGTCAGATATTAACAAATGGAATATCCTACGAAGCAACGGATGATCTCAAGAACTGGGATGATTTTGAACTTGCTTATAAAAGAAGTAATTATGACGGAGTACTTCGTTCTTTTAGCACTAAATTTGAGTTTGTAAACCGGTCTTATAATTTGTTGAAGGAAGAATATTCAAAGAATTACCTTTCTTCCAGTGCCGGTATAGCTTTTTATAAAAGAAACAATAGCTGGAACTGGGATAAGGTATTTCAGTGCGCTTTAGATTTTTCCTCTTATTCGGATGATGGATATACAATCTCTATTAACGCAATTGATGATACGCTGGCCGCTATTATTAAAGCTAAGAGAAATATTCAGTATGAGTATCTGGTGTCTGAATTAAAGCCTCAATCTCTTTATTATGACGGTCTGAAATTCCAGTATGAAGCTAAATACGTGTCAGGAGGAACAACTGTAGAAGATGATGCTAACCTTCAGTATATCGAACATTATGGACCTCTTCTTCCGGGGGGAGAGGGGAAGCCTATTGTATTGGGCTTTCCTTTGTATATACTAGATAATAGTGAACTCCCGAAGCTGAATTCTCCATTAGTCTTTACAGATGAGCCGTTTTCGAGTGATGGGGGTGTGCAGCCCTTTGCAGAAGCGCTTTCTGATATTAATATCACAATAAAACTGTCATTTTCGTTTTATGTGATTGGAAGCACCAGCAATGGAACTGTATCTTCGCAGATTGTATTATATATACAAAGGGCTGACGGAACACTCGAACAGAAAATGAGGGCTCAACATATAGCCGGGAACTCCCCTACTTTTGTTAATGAAAATATAACTTCAGTTCTTCATAAAGGAGATACTGTCAGGATGGAACTGGAATTAAACAATTCAGTAAGACCTGTGGCAATGACATGGACTACTTATCTGAGAGGCTTCTCTTTATCTGTAAATTTCCAATCCCGTATCAATCCTGTCAATATAGATGTCCTTCTTTTGACCACTGTTGCAGAAAAGCTCCTTGAAAGCATGACAGATAGCAGTGATTATAGCGTAGATATATACAATTATGTACCTGGTGGAATTACCCGGAGTCGACTCTCTTCGTGTTTTATAATGCCGGCAGAAAGTGCAAGAAATCTTCCTAATGCAAAGCTATACACTTCCTTCAAGAAATTTTGTGAGTTTATGGAGGCTGAGTTTGGCTATGTTCTGGTTATAGAAGGGAACAACGTTACTTTTATTCATAGATATGCATTGTTTGACAATTATGTCGTAAAAGACCTTTCAGATCAGATAAACGATTATGAATATAGCGTCAATTCCTCTCTTGTCAACACTTCCGTAAAAGTTGGATATGATAAGCAGGATTATGACGGTATCAATGGACGTGATGAGTTTCGGTTTACAAATGAATTCTCAACAGGATTAAAACTGACGGATAATACTCTTTCTTTCATCAGTCCTTACCGGGCGGACGCGTATGGAATAGAGTTTTTGGTTCAAAAGCGAGGGGAAGATACCACCGATAATGATAGCGATAATGATGTTTTTATCGTAGGTTGTCAATATGCAACTTCGGCAGAGAATGGTAATCTGTTATTAGACCGTCCGTACAGCCCTAGTCAGTTGCTGGGCCTGATCAGTCCTGATACAATGTTTAACGTAGAATATTCGCCTCGTTTTATGCTGGAAGCAAATAAGGCGTATATAGGCGCATGCACAAATATGCTTAAGTTTACTTCTTCTGATGGTAATAGCAATGTCTCAATTGCGGGAATAAAAGAAACCGATGATTTTCCTATAGATAATCGTTTGTTTACGGTAGGTGAGGTAGACGTTGAGACAAGTGAAGTGGATGTTCCTTCGAATTTATCTGGATTAATCTCTCTTGATTATAATGGAGAGACCGTACGTGGATATATTAAAGAGATGAAGATTAATGTCGGAAAGACCGAATCGGTAAGATATTCTCTAATTGTGAAAGAGATAAAAAGCTGATAAGTTATTGTAATTGTTATAATAATTAGTATATTTGCATTGCAGTGTCAAGTGGCACTTAACCCATAAAAGAACGAAAAGACCATATGATTAAAATCGGTGACATCTGTCCATTGTTCTTTTCTCCATTAAAGAACAAATTTCAGCAGGATATAGACTATATCCAGCGCTTTCATACAAATGACAACATTCTAGTCCAGGTATTTTCGAATGATTCCAGCCATTCTGTTACGGCTTATTTACGCAATTTAGTATCAGGCAATCAAATACCCGTTTCTTTTTCTGAATATCAGGTGAATGATACGATAAAAATGTATTATTCCGCAATAACAGGACTTCATGATGCTGTATATGTACTTGAGGTAGCGGATGCTTCTGGCAATTTCTATGCCGTTAGCGAGCCCTTCTCAATCTGTTCTGATAGCCTCATTTTGGATGAGACATGTCTTATTAGATGCTCTCACAAAGATAATAATTCTCCTTTTGACAATATCTTCTGGCCTGGTGAAGATCAGTTGTTTTTTGAATTCAGAATAGAGGGAGGATTCAAACCGAACGGTTATTCTGCAAAAGTTGAGAATGAGCAATTCCGAAACCAAAAGCAGGAAATTATAGAATTATATTCAATTCCGTATGATACGTTCGCGTTGTCATGTGGCAATTCTTCTGGCATTCCTTATTGGTTCATTCAGTTTATAAATAAGGTTTTATGCCTTTCTGACTTTTATGTAAATGGTGTTGCTTATGTGCGTTCGGGAAATTCTGTTCCTGAAGTGACTCAAATATCTGAGGATAGCCAAATGTTCTGGAGTTCGGTTTTATTGGAAAAGAGAGAGAATGATCTTTCTGGATTAGGCGGTATACCCGGTGGTTCGTCAGCGATTAATCTTGTTGGGTTTAATATAAATAATCCCAAAGAGGGGGAGATGTTACAGTATGATTCTTCCCAATTAGCTTTTGTAAATACTGACAAAATTGAAGTGTAATGAAGAAGAAGGTAACAAAAGAGTTATGGTATGGAAGTGAGATAGACAAGGATGGCAATCCGGTATATCCTCCGTTGGCACCTTCTGAAGCAAGGCATTTAGAAGGATTGAATCAAGGGGAAGTATATATACATAACAGAGATGAAGATCCTAAAATCATTATTGTAACTGATAAAGGAAACGTAAAAGAAATTGGCGGAGATGGTGAAGCACTAGAGAAAAAATATATACGAAAGGATCAACCGGATGGTACCGATTTCCTATTAAGTGCTAACGGTGGTCTTGTAGTGCGTGGCGGAGAATTGATAGAAGAAACAGAAGATTCGTTAATTGAAGAATTAGAATATGGCAATACTAAGTAACGGTAAGTTCTACGGATTTCTTTGTTCTGTGAAAGCGACAGGACGTAAGTTGTCGAACGGCGTAAAGGAATACGTCGAAGACTTCGTGTCCGGATTTGCCGGTCATGGATGGAAGCTGTGGGAGTATATCAAGGGCAAATGGAAGCTGGAGATAGACAGTCTTGTTGTTCGCGAGACAATGGTCGTTTTTGAGCTTCTTATTCAGAAGATCCGCGCGGTGAAGGGTGCACTGGGTATCACTCAGGCATGCGGCCGTATAAAGACTGCCACGCTGGATGAGTCCGGACAAAACTGGCTGGTCACCATAGAGGATGAGATGTCTTTTGTCGCACACGATTTCATCCGGTGCCAGGATTGGACGAATGGTACCCTTAAAGGCTATTGGGTCGAGATAGCCGAAATACGCAAGATTGACGGTGTTGATACAATCGTCATACCTGTCAGTGAGTTCACCGGTGGTATAGGTTACACAGACGGCATGGAGGCTGTTGATCCGGCATTGTCGGGTATGACTACTCCGGCTGTCAGTGATGAGATTGTCCAGTTCGGTAACTCGAAGGATGTAAATCGTCAGAGTGCGATCTATCTGCATGCCGATGAAGGTGGACAGCCTGCAATCGATATTCTGTTTGGTATCAACAGCAAGAGTTTTGCCGGTTGTACGAAAATCCGTATGGGCGGTGATATTCCCGGAACAGACGGGCTTAAGGGTTTCTATTGCGAAAATGGTATGATCAAAGGTACAGACTCTACAGGGCATGTCGTTTACTGTATCTATCCGGACGGTACTGCTGAGTTTGGAGACGGATCAGCCCGATTTGCTACAGATAGATCAGGTCACATAGCCGGAGGTGCTATTTCGTGGCATTGGGACGCATCGAAGAACAAATATGTGTGTTCCATGAAAGGAGTGGTCCTAACGTGGGATAATCTGGACGAGGAAACAAAGGAAAATCTAAAGGGAGAACCGGGTAAAGATGGCCAGGACGGTACGAATGGTACTGACGGTAAAGACGGTACAAGCCTCATTTTTATGGGGGAATTCTCTTCTGCTCCGGCAAATCCTCAGAACGGATACTGGTATCGTAATACTACCGACAAGAAATGCTACGTATACCAGAATGGCGCATGGTATGTGATGACTGAGGATGGTAAGAATGGTCTTGACGGAGAAGGAAGCATCTCTGCTGATCTTGACGATGAAATGCAGTCTGTAGCTTGCTCTCTGGACGGTACAGTGGTATTTGGTTTGCCCATCACGACGACATTCTCTATGTTCTACGGAACAACCGAGCTTCCTCTTGATTCTCTTTCTGTAGGCAGCATCACAGGCGTGACAGCAACGGCTGATCGTAGCACGGGGATAGTTAAGGTAACAGCTATTACTGCTGCGGTGGCTGATGTAATTCGTATACCCATAACGGGACGGGTAACATACAAAGGTTCTCAGTATGAACGTACCCTGCATTTATCGATAAACAAAGTGAAGCCTGGGGAAAATGGAGAGGATGGGACCGACGGAACAAATGGTCAGAACGCGGTCATTTACTCGCTTCAGCCATCGACCAATATCATAAAGAGAGATGCTGACGGGAACAGTGATGTCTCGAATATATCCTGCCGGGTGATGAAGACCGACGGAGCTTCTACTGTCGTATCCTCTCTACCGGTTGGCTATTCAATGGATTATATCATAGACTCAGGAAATGCGACTAGCTATACTCCGGATAGGCAAATATCCGTCTCTGGGATAACAGATAAGATACAGTTCCGGCTTTACAATGAAACATCGGGAGTAGTACTGATCGACCGCGAAACGATTGCTGTTGTCTCAGACGGGAAGAAGGGGCTTGACGGTATAAATGGTGAAGATGGTAAAGACGGGCTCAGTATTACATGGAAAGGGGATTTATCAAGCGCTCCTGCCAATCCTCAAAAAAACTGGGCTTATCGCAATACCAGTAATGGTATCGTCTATATCTATAACGGCACCGCTTGGGAGTTGATGGTTGCGGACGGTCAGGACGGAACAGATGGTACTGACGGCACGGATGGCCTGAGTGTTTTCATTACATACCATGACAGCGAAGATGAACCATCCCGTCCGACCGGAAGCGGGACAAGCGGAGGATGGCATACTAACGCTACAAAAGATGTCGTTTGGATTTCTCAGAAAGTCGCTTCAAGCGCTTCTTCCGGCACATGGGGTGATCCTATACGATTCAAGGGATTACCGGGGAAATATACGGAGCTACGGTATAAGTATGCTTTCGGAAAGCCTGCTACGCCTACCGGTACAAATCCGGCAGGATGGTCCCTTTCTCCGGATCGGGAGGATATTACCTTCTCTTATTCGGGTAACTTTACAAAAGACGGTGATTACTATGTCTCTCCATCTCCTACATCTCATTCCTCGACATACAAGCAAAGAGTGTCGTTTACGACAAGAAGAGCTAATCAGATGATACATATAGAGATTGATGTATCATCTGAGCAGAACTACGACAAAGGTATCGTAGAAGCCCTTGATACATCATATAGCAGTTCCAACGAACATGCCTGGGAGGGAAGTGGAGTAACCAATGCGGTGGTGGATATTGCAGTGCCTACAGCCGGCAGTCACTTTGTTGAAATTGTATACACGAAAGACAGCAGCATAAGTAGTAACGAGGACAGAGTCAAGTTTCGTATGCTCGATCCTACTACCTGTTGGTATTCCACTGCAGTGATTGATGGTAAAACAACTCCTTCCTGGAGCGAACCTGTCATATTCCCAACGGACTCCAAGACCGAGGAGCAGGTTTACCTGCTTGCAAAGTCTAAGCGTAATGTTATTGACCTTCCGGCATCCAACGAATATGTTAACGAATACATTGGTGATGCTCCTGAATACAGTAGCTCAAAATTCTATTCGGCAGGTAACATAGTAAAATACAATAATGTATACAAGGTAGCTATTCAGGCGCATTCGGGGATTGCTCCGACCAATGAAGCATACTGGGAAGATGTGCTCTGGTGGGTGGATAATCCTCGTGGAGCATCGGAAACTTATCCTTATGAGTATACTTGTGAACGTACTCTACAGGGTGGAAAGTGGGGAGAATATAAGAACTATCGTCTCTTTGGTCATTACGGGAAGGACGGTGAACCGGGTGCAGATGGCAAACCGGGAGAGGATGCAAATCTCCTTCCCTGGGTAGAAGATTGGAACAATAATAAAACAGAAATAGGTGGAGAATACCTTATTTCACCTAAGATATTTTCTGGAACCAAGGATAGCAGTGGGAAACTGACCGGAGTCGCGTTAGGAAGAGACTGTGTAACTGTTGATGGAGAAAAAAAGACAGGGATTTTTGCTCTTGATCAGGACGATCTTATGCTTGAACTCGACCCTTTGAATAAAAGGTATGTATTCCGGGGTACAAATATTATCGGTTCTCCTAATGGGCAGAGAGTGGTTATTAGTCCGGATAGCAAGGATATTAAAATATTTGATGATAATAACAAAAATGTTCTACGTATTGATGGGGCCAGCAAAGACTCATTAAATGATTTGTTTAGCCAAAATATTCCTACGATTAATGTCAAGAACATTCCGGCATCTGTTCCAAGTCAGGAAAGAGAATACATGGTGGATATTACTGACCCTATATATGTGACTGGGAATGTAGCACTTGATGGACGATTTTTCGGTGGTTATACTAGCTCATCCCCTAATACAATATTTGTTGAAATCATTCTTAAGGCTTATAGCGATAGTTCATTGCAAAATATCATATATGCAGATTATATATATTCAAAGGTTGTCTCATACAAAACAGAACACATCTTCAACGATGAAATGTTTACAGGATTCTTAGTAAGCGGATATAATGTATTGTCCTTAAGACTGGCCATGTCTGAACAATATCCTCATAGTTTTTCTATAAATAATATGTCTATCACTCCTGTGGTAAACGAATATTTATCCTCACTTTTTGCAAATGGAATATCATTAGGAACTTCTTCTAAGAATCTTTTTTCTGTCATGAACAGAAGGGTGAATGGTATCAACTCAATACAAGCAATTTTATCAGATGGTACATCAGGACTGAGATTGGATAGTAACGGCCTGCAATCGTCGAGAAATGGTCGCTGGGGAATGGTACCTTCTATAATTTGTTATGGAAGGGCGTATTCTACGCCTTCAAACGCTTATATAAGAAGATGTAAAAGTTATAATGGTGACATTCCGACTATAACTAGGATGTCGTCAACAATGGGATATTTAAGAATGAATATTCCTTCTTCATGGACTACTGACGGATTTAGCGAAAGTACTGTTCAAATCATGTTAACGGGATTTGGACAATCGAGAAATGGTTCTGCTTCGAATATGAGTGAATTTCTAATCAAAGCAACTGTGCTTTCTGTAACTTCTAGTGAAGTGTATATCGGATTATCAGATGATGATACGGGAAATGATGGAGAATTTTATTTTGAAATGAAATGGCTTTAAAAAGATATATATGCGAGCAAAAGGTACAATAATCAAGTTGGCAATCTCCATCGACCTCCCTTCGGGGCTGACAATGGATAATGTGGACTTCCAATGCCGCTTCTTTGTCTTCTCCGCCTCACAGACGATAAAGAAGTCTCAGATGGTACGCATTAATGAGAACAGCTACAGCTGCTATGTTGACACTAAGATTATCGGATCGGGGGAAATCTGGCTGGAAACTACGGCTTACCTTCCTGACTCCGACTATGAAGGCGGAACAAGAGTAGAGGTAGATAAGATGAATACCGGTATAAAGACAGTGTAAAATGGGATGCATATCTGTACATATCGAAGCTATCAAGGGCATTGGAAATGTATCGGCCAAAGCTGATGAGATGAAGGTTTCCGCTTCGGCAACGGGCATGAAGGTGTCGATAGGGGTTGTCTGTGATGTTGGTAAACAGGCTTATCTAAAAGTTGACCCTGATTACATATGGCTGATGCCTTCGAATAACTTCGAGGATAACGTCGATGTGTTGTCCAATGTGGTATGGCATGCTGTGCAGGAAGAATGATATAGTTAATTGAATTGTTTTATTTAAATTTTGTATTATGGCAAAACCTAGTTGGTTAAAGTTAAATCCGTCTACCGGATCTGGTAACGGGACAATTGCAAATAGCGCAGACGCTCACACTGGGCGTACTGCCCGTACAGGAACAGTAACGGTGACCGGTGTCGGTGTGTCCACTCCTTCGACCTATAAGGTAACTCAGTCACCGAAGTCTGAGTTTGCTTCCTTTGATAATGGTTCTGAGATGTCTGCTCCTAAAACAGCAGGAACAGTGACCGTAGAGGGTAAAACAAACTCTTCGAAGTTGACGTTTGCGTGGGCGGGAAGCGTAACAGATGTTATCTTGCCTGCAAGGTATAGCGCGAATGGAACTCAGACTAACAATGCGGCTACTATTACCGGTGACCCGGGGGCTACTGCGGAATTTCCTTTCTCTATCGAGTTGGAGTTTCCTAAAAACGATACTATCGAAGAGGTCATTAGAACCTTAAAGGTGACGGCCAATGGCGGACAGGCTGCTCAGATTGCTATCAAACAGGCTGCCGGTGATGCTACATTGTCTGTTTCTCCGATGGAAATTACTATTCCTCAGAGTGGATCTGCTGTATCCGTCAATGTTACGTCTAACACTTCTTGGACTGCCGCATAATGAGCATGCAGATTCCTTGGAAAGAAGGAGAAGGCAACATCGTTATCACTCCCGGTTCAAATGGAACCGCAAGCGTGTCAAGCGATGTTGCCAACGAAGGACTCGACAGGGAGCAGACTGTTGTGTTTAGGACAACTAATAGTGGAGTACAGGCATCTGTCTCCACTACCATCTCCCAGATAGGCAAGAGACAGGCATTTGCTGTTGCTGAAGGACGTTTCTTGTTGTCAGATGGAAGTACGTTTAATGTGATTAAAAAAGAGTTTGCATGAGTGATTATAATAGCGGATTTACAGGGGATAGAGTTGTAGAATTGCTGAACATGATTCCCGACTTGGCAAAGGCAGACTTGTCTAACGCTATGACTGTATCCTTGGGCATGAACGGATATGCTAAGTTTAATAATGGTTTATTGATTCAGTGGGGATACAAGTCAAGCTCAAGCAACGACACCTATGTGTATTTACCACTATCATTTTATAATACCAGTTATGTTCCTGTGATTACCTACTACGAACCGGGCAGCGGTATGAATGTTGTTTCTGGTTTTATAATATCGGTAGGTACAAACCTTTTTAGAATACGTAGTAGATATACCGTTGGGGATAGTAATGGTACTGGCGCGGGAACTAATCCTTTTTATTGGATAGCCGTTGGGCGTTGGAAATAAATAATATTATGGCAAAATATTGGAAACAAGGATTCTACGATGAGCCACAAGAAGGTTCAGTAGAGATAACGGAAGAATACTGGCAGGAGTTGCTGGACGGTCAGTCATCCGGAAAGGAAATAAGGGAGAACGAAAGCGGCTATCCCGTATTGGTTGATCATGAGTATACCCTTGATGAACTAAAAGAGATGAAGATAGCGGATATTAATGCTTATGACAAGTCAGACGCTGTGAATTCATTCACTCTCTCCGGAAAGAGAATGTGGCTTACCAAAGAGGACCGCGTAGGTCTTGTTAACTCAATCAATATTGAGAAGCAGGCCGGAAGACTGGATACCGTTTTATGGTTTGATGCGGTAAAGTATACGATACCTGTTTCAAGTGCTCTCCTTATGCTGAACTCATTAGAGTTATATGCTCTTGATTGCTATAATGTGACGCAGCAGCATATTGCTTTCGTTCGGGGATTGCAGACGGGAGAGGAAGTCGAGTCTTACAACTACAAGACCGGTTATCCGAATAAACTAGAGTTTTCATTATAAACAGATAAAACTATGATTTTGGCAATACTATCATTATTGGTTTTCGCATCTTATGTTGGTGTGATGATTTACAAGACAAAGGGTATCCCTTATTCTATTTCCGATACCTATTACATTCTGAGTAACAGGTATTGGTTCGGTATATGCATGATTCTCCCGTCTTTGTTGTTGCTTCCGGCCGCATTGGATGCAAGTACAGAAAACAGTCAGTTCCTGATCTTTCTTTCTGTAGTCGGAATGATTGTATTGGGAGTATCCCCGAATTTTAAAGGAGCACACAAGAAAGCTCATATAGCCGGCGCGGTGATGTCGCTTGTATTCTCCCAAATATGGGTAGGATGCAATTCGTGGTATTGGCTGCTGCTATGGGCTGCATTTCTGATCTACGCGATAACGTTTGTAGTCAAGAATTGGTCCGGAAACCTTATATGGGACCTGACGGCATGCAAATCGATGTTCTGGATTGAGTTAATTTCATTGCTAACCGTTTACTTGACTTGTTTGCTATGAAGGAAGCTATAGTACATACAACTACAGGCGGATTTGCGGCAATCGCTACCGCATTTGTTTCCGAGTCATTGCAGAATATGATTCCGTGGCTGATTGTATCATGCGCGGTAATCCTTTGTGATCTTCTCTTCGGTGTCAGAAAAAGTATGCTAATGGGTGAAAAAGTCAGATTCTCTCGTGCAATTCGCGCTACTATGGGAAAGATGGTTACTTATTTTGCTTTTGTCTGCATGGTCTGCATGATCACTGTGGCAAGTCATAGCGAATATCCTATCGATGTATATTCCTGCTTATTGGTATGCTTTATTGAAGGGTGTTCGATTGTCGGCAATATATTGAAACCAAAGGGGATCAATATAAATGTAATTGGAGCTTTGGGAGTCTTTGGAAAGAAGGTGTTCAAGGTTGATAAAGAAGATGTGAAGGAGATTATAGAAAAGGAGAAGTAAGTATGAATTTATACACTATTATTTATGTTCTTCCCTTTTTGCTTTTTATCATACTCTATGCATTTGCGGAGAATAAGCCCAAAAATGGCAAAAGGAGTGTAAAGAATCGCAGAAGCTTGAAGAAACGTAGTTAAAGCATGTTCATATCCTAGGATGTAATCTGAAGGAGATATAAGTAATTTAGACGATGTCACTAATATGGGAAGAATTAGTATAAAGGCTTCTAGTTTGTATCTTCTTTTTGATATAGAAGAACATAGACATAACCATATAAAAGAAAAGTAAATGGATAATATAGAAGAAGTTGCCGTAAATATGATTTGCAAATATACATCGAGAGATTTAAACTCTGGTATATATAAATACAAAATAGAAAAGCATAGTGGCAGTTGTATGCAAAATCCTGTAAATACATTCTTTTGTTCAGCGTTATAGCTTTTTATTAATTCTGAAATATCCATAGGTGTATCATTTTTTGCAAAAGTAATAAATTATAAAATAGAAAATGAATATGATAAATAAAATCAGCGCATTAGCCGGCAAGCTTCTATCCATGATAGGCATAGACAGCATAGCCCACATTATAGTATGCCAGAATTTGGTTATGTGGCTATCAAAATATATTCCGCTATGGTTAGCGGTCGCTATAACCGTTGCGATCTTTATTCTGAAGGAAATATACGACAAGTATTGTAAGAAAAGCGAGTTTTCCATCAAGGATATTATCTGTGATTGCGGAGGTTTGGCGTTGGGAGTATTAACATTAATTTTATAGGAGGAAAAGTATATGAAAAGAGAAGATATAGACTCAATAATTATCCACTGCTCGGCTACAAAAGCCGGGCAAGACTTGCGAGCTAAGGATATTGACCGGATGCACCGGGCGCGTGGCTTTAATCAAATTGGCTATAACTTTGTAATTGATTTAGATGGTACCGTAGAAAACGGTCGGTCATTATCCATTGACGGGGCACATTGTAACACGAAAGGGTTTTCCGGTATTAGTTATAATAAACATAGTATCGGTATCTGCTACATCGGTGGTATGGACGCGAGTGGAAGACCGGCCGATACCCGTACTGTCGAGCAAAAAACAGCATTGCGCGAATTGATAGCGAAGCTCTGTAAAGAGTATGATATCATCGAGCTGCTCGGTCATCGGGATGCTTCACCTGATCTGGATGGATCGGGTGAGGTGGAACCGGCAGAATTTATCAAGGCGTGTCCTTGTTTTGATGTGCGGGCAGAGTATCCGAATTTTTTACGAAATACAGTGATAACAGCAAAAAAATAGGAGGAATAATCATGAAAGAAACAGCTATAACCTTTACGAAGGGTGCGAAGAACTATGTAAGCGATGCCGTTCAGGTAAATTCTGCGGAAGTAGGATTGCAGATTACATTTGAAAAAGGTGGTAAGCTTTGGGTGTATATAAGCTATGACGGAGAAAACTTCCCTGTTGTAGAGAGTAGAAATTACGATAAGAAATTCGCTCGTCCGGTCGTTGGTTGCATCCCCGGACAATATCTCAGAATCGAATGTGAAACGGAACCGGTAAAGGCTTCTATTTTTGAATCAGAAGAGTGATGAACGCAATAGGATTAAATCCAATTAAGCTTGATGCGATAGGGCTTGATCCTATTCGCATGAATGCGATACGCTTGGGAGTTCCGGTAGCTTCTTCGGGCTCCGGTCGTCCCTACATCGACCCCGAACTACTCAGCCACGTCAAGATGGCTATATCCACCTGGGGCAAGACAAACGACGACCCTGACCGGGCTGTTTTGAAGGACTTGACACCAAACGGGAATGACATGCGCCTGCTGAACTTCGGATTTACGGAGGGCAGTGGGTATGGATTACCGGGAACCGACTTCGAAGGCTGGCTATGTACAGACGGAGTAGACGACATGATCGTCAGCGAAAAGACCGTTGACGAAATGATAGGAGATAGCAAGGAATGTACTGTCATTAGCATAATTAACTATATTTCCGATATAGGCTCTGATCATGTCAATGTATTGGGCAAAAGGTTTATCCGGAATAATATGTTCGAAAGGAATGGCCTTAATGGCAAATATTATATTTGTGGATATACGTCCCCAAGTATTAACGAGATAGGAAATGTTACGGTTGTCAATGATATTTTAGGAGATAAGAATGATTTCACTGCTAGCTATCCTACAGCTGCTGGAGTTGCTGATTATTTTTCAGTTATCGGATATCTTGATACAAATAATGTTCCTCGAAAATGTGTTAAAATTGCCTACGCAGGAGGATTCATCGCTAATAAAGTTCTGACCACTGACGAAATCAATCAGATCATCGCCTACTATAACCTTGACCGTCCGGGACAGATCATCAAGCCTCAGTTGTACTATAACATCAAGAAGCAAGGTATCACCAACGATAACCACGCTGAGTTTAACGATCAGTTGATCGACTTCATAAACGGTCACAACATCCAGTTAAACAATATCGGTTGGGAAGGGGAGAGTGGTATCAATAGCTATCCGGTTGTGTTTGGTGCTAATAAAACTTGGGGTAAAATGGCTAGTAGTAATAATACTGATTTTATATTTGAGCTTACTGGAAATTCTATCCACCTCACAAAAGCAGATGATAATTTAGCCTTATTGTTTACTTATGTTTATAAAGACGGAACAGTTAATGAAGTTTCTATTCCTACTTTTAAACTCAAAGTAACCGGACTTAAAGAAGGTCAAAATGTTGTTTATAATTATGTTTCGGAAGATAATGTTAGTGATATTACCTCGATTAGAATCACTGAAGATGGAGAATATGTTTGTCCTAAGAGCACTATATTTGTCCCAGAAGAAATTTTATCTAATGTTTGGATAGGATTTAAAGTTAACCCAGAAAATATAGATTTGGATATTACCATCGAAGTCCTCCCCACCATCGAACACGCTCTCAGCCTAGACGGAATCAACGACTTCGGCAAGGTAACCGGTCTCCCTGTTTTGAAGGACTATACGGTAGCTGCTCTTCGTAAATGGTTATATGATGATTCTGTAACAAGTACTGAAACTGGCTCTATTGTTTCTAAATCTAAAGTTGGTAATGGCGGTGCTTTTATTTTAGAGCAGACGTTTAATCGAAATCCTTCTCGCTCTAGCACCTTTTCTTTTGGCACAATTAACTCGTTGATGAGTAACGATAAGTTGAACGAAGAATCATTTACTTATCAAACTAAATATAGTTATAATGGTAATCCCATCCAAGCAGGTGCAGGCATTGACAGTGATTCTATGTGGCTGGGAACAATTAGAGATGGCGATAGCAGATTCTCCAAACTCGCTCTTTGGTCTCTCATGCTCTTCCCCTACAGCCTCTCCGAGTTCCTGTTGGAACGTCAACTGAGAAAGTACAAGGCAGGAACGCTTTATCCGGATATGATTGAGTTTAGACCGATTGTAAAGAGTAACATCCCTTACTCTTCAATCTCCTACTCAGTTAATCCAGGAGAATACATTGCCGAAGGTAGTAGAGTAACTATCACTATAACCTTGTCAAATGAAACAGATAAGCTGGTCGGTGTGTCATCCAATGCCATCAGCGACATATCCATCTCTGGAGACAATGGAACCTACGAGATAACCGGAAAGATCACCAAGTCTCCACAGAAGATCAACATAGTTATCTCCAGCTACTTGACAATGCTGAATAACGATACTTTAATTTCAAATGAAACATTAATTAAAAACGAATAATATGGAAAAGATATTTGATATAGCAAAGGACAAAGAGCAAAAATGGGGTAAAATAGCTCAAGGGATAGATGGGAACTTTGGGGAGTTATCCCAAAAAGTAGGTGGCGTCTATGTGTATAATAATATTGCATTTATCAAAGAAAATGTAACTGAATATTCAAATCTAACGAGTCTATTTCCAAGCGGTTATTACATAAAAAAAGGTGCTTTAATCTTTAACAATAGTGACGGAATGATAGCCGTGGCAGAAGACTCATCACTTGTTGGACGTGTGAATATCTTAGCAGGCGATACAGTCATAGCAGAAGCTGACTATTATCATATTCAGACAGTTAACTTCACGGGGCTATTTGATGTAAGGATTATTGGCGATAGTTACCTATCGTATGCAGCAATCACTACTGATAAGGTAGCAGATGCAGCAATCACTACTGATAAGGTAGCATTCGTATCTTACAAAAACCTGTGGGATAATGACACGATGCATGATAACACTTATCTTAATGTGTCGGTAGGTGGTTCTCCGAGATTCAATAATAACACATATTATGCTACAAGCGATTTCATCAAAGTATCCGCAAGAGATACCATCATCACAAATTCCGATATGCGATTCATAGGCACATTTGGATATGATAAAAAATGCATTCGTAAACTTGAACATCAATCAGGAGTGTTTACCATAGAAGATAGTGAAGAATATGTTATTATAACACTAAAAAATGACTCTTCAAAACAATTTATGGTAGTCAAAGGAGAAACTTTGCCGTCATCATATGTGCCTCACGAGCCAAAGTTAGATCCCGATCTTATAGATGCAGAAGTAGTGATTCCTTATGTGACAGCAAAACCGATTCCTTTTGGATGTTTCGCTAATAGCGGAATAATAGCGGAAAATGAGACGCTCAATACGCAGTATCTACCTTGTTGGAAGAATAGAACACTGGTTGCACAAGTAAGTGGTATAATTTCAGAGATTCTCTTTGGCGTTGGTTATCAGGGCTCATATGCTAAGTGGTTTAAGATTACCGATACATCCGTTACTGATTATAGAGGTATCTCTGAAGAACAAGGAACAACCCATGATCATGGTTTGACGCTTACAGATCTAACCTTCATAAGTTTATGTTCAAAGAAGGATGACTTTGCAACTTCAACATTGCGTATAATGACTGATTCGGGAGACTACTGGGAGCATGATTTCGAATTTGCCAGTGTGGTTGGTACACCATTCGTTACATCAAGACAATCTGACAATTTAGATGTTTCTCTTAAATTTCAACTTGAAGACATAAACCAAAGGATATGGATGTTCGGGGATTCTTATTTTTCCTATAATGATTCAAGATGGCTCTATTATCTGCTCACTTGGAGGCATACTGCAAATCTCATAGATGCACAAGGAGGTGAAGCAGCTCCACAATCACTTAGAGAATTACAGGTACTTCTTGAAACTGGTGCAAGACCAAGTATGGTCGTATGGTGTATAGGAATGAATGGAGGAAATGACGGAAATTCTGCTCCAAATGCAAGTTGGCTTGCAGCAACGAAGTCTATGATTAAACTCTGCTCTACTTACGGCATTATTCCTGTCCTTGCTACTATTCCAAGCGTACCAAATAGTATGCATATTTATATGAATGCTTGGGTAAGAGGGAGCGGGTACAAGTATATAGACTTCGCTGCTGCTGTCGAATCAAAAAAAGAAGGAGATTACTATTGGAAAAACTGGGGCACAGATCATGCACTTCTATCTTCAGATCAAGTACATCCCACATCGTATGGAGCGAAGGTGCTTGCATCAAAGGCAATTCAGGATTGCCCAGAGTTGACACAGAATGCATAACTCACTGAATTTTATATTCAAAGGTATTATATAGTGATTAAATAGTAAAGCATATGAAATACATTACATTCCCCACAGCGAATTTGAACGAGATTATCAATAAAACAACTCTAATTAAAATATAAAAATGAAATACGTAGTAGTAACAATCGAGTGGCTAGCCCAGCACGGTCTGTTGGCTATCCCCACAATGAGAAAGAGTAAAGACGGAAGTAAGGTAATCCTCCACGAAGAGTATTTGTCCCCTTACAAGGACGAAGAGTTTCCGAGATACTATTTTGACAGCCCGGAACTGAACGCCCTTCTGTCAAGTGATGAATGGTCATGGACGGAAGAGGAACGTCCGGAAGGTATTGCGGAATATATCCAGGTAGCTGCCGCACAGAATTTGATTAATGTGACCAAAGCGGGAATCCAGACGATGTCCTTAACTGATGGTGAAGCGTTGAAAGTTAAGTCTATGTACCCGCATTGGAACGAGTTTGTAGGCAAGTCACTGACAACTGGAATGAAAGTTCAATATGACGATAAACTCTACCGGGTAAGGCAGAGCATTGCAACCGTTTTGGAGAATCAACCTCCCAGCATCTACACCGCAGCACTTTATGAGGAAATCAACGAGACTGCTGCCGGAACGAAGGATGATCCAATCCTGTATAACAACAATATGGAGCTATTTGCAGGTAAATATTATTCACAGGGCGGTGTAACATATCACTGTACACGAGATACTCAACAGGCGGTGTATGCGGATCTAAAGGACCTTGTCGGGATTTACGTTGAAGTAGCATGAAATCTCTCCCTTGGATATTAGTCTGCCTGCTTGTAGGCGTGGTCGTGTGGATGCGTTGTAATCCGCACGATCCATCAACGGTGTACATTAAGGGAGATACTGTACGTATCCGGGATACAATAAGAGACACCATTCCCATACCGGTAAAGGAAACCTTAAAGCGTACCGATACGGTATATTTACCGATCCTGATAGATACCACTACCTACAGAACCGTAGAAGGCGATTCGGTCCCGGTGATTATACCGATAACAAGCAAAGAGTATAAGACTGATAATTACCGGGCAGTGGTTAGCGGTTATAAGCCCAGCCTTGACTTTATGGAAGTCTACAGGGAAAAGGAAATCATTACTCTAAAACCAAAACCAAAACGCTGGGGGCTTGGCCTGCAAGTAGGCTACGGTTATCCAGGTGGATTGTATGTCGGTGGTGGAGTTAGTTATAATCTATTTATATGGTAAAGAAAGGAGGCCAACAATGATTTAATTGATTATTTAGGATCAATTCGAGGAACATCTCGGAATGATTATTAAGCACTAAGTTACCGGTAAAGTAGAAGGCCGGTTATCACTAATAATAAAATAAACTCCGTAGAGGCAGGAGAAAGAAGCCTCACACCCGTTTCGACGACCAAATCACAGACGGGCTAACATCTCAAGGACTGCTCGTGAGGCTTCATAGCTTAATCAACAGTTTTTGAGATGTTTTGTTTCATAATCTTATATGTTGTTCAACATGAAAATTACAGAATTATATCAAAAGGTCGTCGGTGTGGTAATCATGGTAACGGGCATAAACGAGAATGATATTCTCCATTCCAATCGGGAAGAGTGCGCTGACGCAAGGTATCTGCTTGTGAGAGTCTTGTCAGACAAGCTATCAGATAAAGAGACCGGTTTGCTTATCGGTAGAACAAGGCAAGGGGTGTCGTTTATCCGCTCTAACGATACAAAAATGCGAAAGTGGAGTGTAATGTCAGCATGGCGGGAAATAGATGATCATATAAAAAGGATTTCTTTTTGATAAAACTCTTGTGTATATCACAAAAATGTTATATGTTTGCAGTGTAAATCAAAAAGAGTCGTCATGAATTGGAATGAAATGAAGAAGAAGGCTATTGAGAACGGCTTTGTTTTTGTAAAACATGGGAGTAGGCATGATATCTACGAGAACAAAGCAAATGGAAAGATGATCTTGATTGAACGTCATTGGACGCAGGAAGTAAGATCTGGCCTAATGAAAAAGCTAAAAAAGGAAATCGGGTTCTAATCCCGGTTCCCTTCTATATATAAATTTATAATAAGTGGTTGTATTATGAAATTTCAAGTATCAATAGAGAAGCAGAGTGATGGTACATACATCGCATATAATACCAACGTGGATGGTCTGTCCTTGATTGGTGTTGGTAATACGGTAAACGAAGCGAAAGCGGATTTCTTCAATTCAATGAAAGAGGTTGCTGAAACTTATGATGAGGGAGAAAAGATTCCTCAATGTCTGAAGACTGATCCGGTGTTCAAATTTGACCTAGCTTCTCTTTTTGAATACTATTCGGTATTAAACGTAAGCGCATTCGCAAAGTTTGTGGGTATCAATGACTCATTGATGAGGCAATACAAGAGAGGCAATACTTATATCTCCGAATCTCAATTAAAGAAAATAGAGGACGGTATACATACTATCGGTAAAGAATTCGCTAGCCTAAGACTCGTTTGATTTACACCTCCTGTATTAGGTAGCTTGGGACATCTTTATAGGTGTCCCTTTTTTATTTCCTGCAAGTAATTCGCAAGTAACTATTCATATGAGCAAGTAACTTCTTATGTCCTTTGTGATGCGGTTAATATTGACCGTATGCATAATTACATAAGATTTTATGGAAACTGAAATGAAAGAAATTATCAAGGAGAAGGAGTATGTCCATGACGAGAATCGTAAGGAATATGCTTCGAAAAGTGTCGGTAATGCGGCATTGGCCACAGGCATCATTGGTACAGCACTAGGTGCTGCTGCTATTTGGGGACGTGGCAGAGGTTTTGGTATCGGCGGCGGAATGCCCGAAAACGTAAATATCAACACAGTAAGCGATGCCGTTGCCGGCCGTTCTGGTGTTGCTCCGACCGCATTCAACGCCTACAGCAAATCCTGTGAAGCTGAATTGTCACTGACAAACGAGATGTGGGGCCTGAAGGTAAACACCCTGAATCAGATGTACGCACATCGTGATACAGACGTTGCTGAAAAATTCGCTTTGTGGAAATCACAGGTGGATGGCGACTTCGGCCTGTACAAATCTCAGGTAGACGGTGATTTTGGCTTGTACAAATCAATCCGTGACCTATACGACAATCAGACAGAGAAACTGAACAACGCAACCTTCGGCTTGTACAAGAATCAGCGTGACGGCTTCGATGTGTTGAATGCCCGCATCAGTTGCCTTGAAAAAGAAGTAGCTGTAGGCGCAGCAATCCGTCCTTACCAGGACAGACTCATCCAGTGTGAGATTGACAAGGCGTTTACCGCTAGCATCAACTACACAGACCGTCTCGATTGCCGCAACATCAAGGGTGTGGTAACTCTTCCTAGCACTCCGACTGTCACTGGTTTTCCCAGCCAACGTTGCTGCTGCCAAGGAACCACCGCAACAGCGCCAGCGCAGTAAGCCGGTTCCCAAGAAAAAGAAAAAATGAAAGTTAGTGGCGGTGCGCCTTCGGGCGTGCTTGCCGCTTTCTAATATCAACCACTAACTACGAGCTTATGAATAATTACTTTATGACCGGCGATCCGACACTTAATCCCGGAAGCAGCTTTGATGCGAGAATATCAGAATTACAGCAAATGCAGCAAAATCTGGAACTACAAAAAAGGATGTACGAGCAGCAGGCATCTCAGCCGGCTAACGAACAACGCAGCCAGTCTCCCGTATGGGATGAAGTGGATTCAATTTGGGACAGCATGACCGAAAAAGAAAGAGAGCTGGTGGCATCCTCAGAGGAATTTGTGGAGAGCAGTAACCATATCTCAATGCTGCTTAACGAGCAATACATGGCAATGATGCGACCGGTAGTAGAACAGAGTAAAGCTGGAAAAGATGCATTGGACAATCATCTCACATTGCTGAAAAGACTCCGTAAATCAGCCCAAAAAGAAGCTGACGCAGAACTGGACGATTTTAAAGAGTATAAAGAGAAATACTCCGATATGCCTTACTCCGAATACCAGAAGATGAAACGTGAGCAAGTGAAGAAAGGAGGTAAGAAATGAAAGTAACCGATATCAACCAGTTTAAAGGTGACCTAAAGACCCAATTGCAAATCTGGGCGGAAAGCAAGATAGACGGAATCTTCCCAACCAAGCCGCAGGTAAGAGGAATCTTAAAGAAGGGATTGAACAACTACATGTATCGCGTCGACGACAAGCTTGACAAGATGATTGATAACTCCCTGCTGTTTCTCGGTGATGAAAAAGGCATGATCGATACGGATGCTGTCTTTGACACATTCGTAGGGATGTTTAAAGAGATGGACATCAAGGAGTATAAGCTGGGAATGATCCCGGTCACAATTGGAAAAGGTGAGATCGTAGCCAACATTCCTCATCATCCTCTCCTGGATATGATTGTCGGTGATCTGGGTAAAGTAACCATATCCGCTGAGGATATACTTGAAATTAAATCACTATTATAACCAAAAAAATATGAAATATCTCGATATGATGAAGAAAGCCAAATCCGAAGGTGTTGCCTCGGAAAAGGCTATGTGGAAAAGCGTAGAAGGAGTAGATGAGATCCTTTGCGTTGTCAAAGAAGAGCATCCGGAGATGTATATGTCCTTTATGCGTGACCAGCATGAGGCGCTATACGGTCCCCACTACGATAAGCATTTCGCAGAGATGGACGTAGATAAGATCAGATACACCAATGCTGCCGGAGAAAAGAAGACCGGTGCTCATTGGAATGTCGATCAGATCCTCGAAGCAACGAAGACCATGCCGTTCCCGTCTGGAACAACACCCTGGGACAAATACGTTGCATTCAACTCGTTTTATTCAGATATGTGTGCGGTATTGGATGAGGCTACTCTCTTAAAAGCCGCTTACCGGTTTTACTTCGCCGACGAAGATGCTCCGGCCGGTAAGATCTGGGAGTACATGACAGCCATGATCTATGAAGACTAACCTTGACATATTGCTGGAACAAGCAGACGACAGATATCATCACGACTTCTGCCGCCTGCTTATGGTCATGCTGTGGAACGCTTAGAGAGGCTCCTTGAATGGCTTATACCTGTCGCTGTCTTGGCGAAGGTTGCGTCCTTGTGTTTGTCCCTGGTTATGTAACCGGGGATTTTTTATATCCAAATGTTAAAGTTTGATATAATCGAAACTTTTTAGCCTTAAAAGTTTGATATTACAAAAACTATTTATATCTTTGTAACATCAAAATAAGAAACAAAGTATTAACAA